GCTCGACGGCTGTTTCAACGGCGGAGGGATCGCGCGGCGGTTTGACCTGTCGAAATGCGCCGCCGCCCTGGGCAAGAAGCTGGAACCCGGCCAGATGATGGGCAATGGCGCCGAGACGCGGAAGCGGATCAGCAGCCTGCTCGGGGCGCAGTCGGCCGGCAGCGACGATCCGGCGCCGCCTCTGACCTCGACCTCGACCCAGATGCGCGGGACCGGCGCTCGCGAGCTGGGCCGGGAAGACCCGGATCGCTACGAGCTGGCGCGGACGCAGAAGGCGGAAGAGGAAGCCCGGCGGTTGCGCCGCCAGAACGCGCAGGAGGAAGGCACATTCGTGCTGGCCTCGGATGTCGAGCTGCAGGTGGCCCGGCGGATGGCGCAGGAGATTGCCGAGGTCGAGACCATGCTGCGCGAAGCTGCGCGGCGGATCGCGGACCGGCTGGGCGTAGATTACAGGCAGGTCAGGCTGACGCTGGTCGAGACCTGGCGCGAACATCGGACGCGCCGGTCCGACGCCCTGCACGACGATGCAGCGTCGCCCGAGCTGACCGCCGCCGAACAGGCGGCGGACATCTGATGGGGTTCCTCGCGCCGGCCGAAGCGGTGATCCTGCGGGCGATGGCGGCGGCGATGGCGCCGTCACCGCCGCCGGACATCACGCGGTGGTGCGAGGACAACATCCTGTTCGACGAACGGTCGCCGTTGCCGGGGCCGTTCCGGATCGACCGGTTCCCGTTCCTGCGCGAAGTGCATGAGGCGCTGTCGCCGGAACATCCGGCGCGCGAGGTCACCCTTCGCGCATCGGCGCAGATCGGCAAGACCGTCTCGGTGATCCAGCCGACGCTGGGCGCGTGGTTCGCCTATGTCGCGCTCGATGCGCTGGTGGTGCATCCGACCACGGCGTCCGCGACCGAGTGGGTCGACAACAAGTGGATGCCGATGCGGCGGCAGGCGCCCGATCTTCGCGCGATCTTCGGGCTGGGCCGAGGCGACAATAACGACGCCAAGTTCAACCAAGAGACGGTGACGAAGAACGGCTCTCTGAAGGTCACCAGCGCTGGTTCGCCGAATGACCTGGCCGGAACGTCGCGGCGGCTGGTGATTCTGGATGACCTGTCGAAGTTCGAGCCGAATGACGTAGGCGACCCGGAGATGCAGGCGTTGAGCCGGGCGGCAGCGTTCGAGGACGCCAAGATATTGCGGGTATCTACCCCAAGAGTTTCCGGCACCTGCCGGATCAGCAAGGCCTTCGCGCGGTCCGATCAACGGTTCTACCATGTGCCCTGTCCGCATTGCGCCGCGATGGCGCCGCTGACCTGGGAGAACTTCCGCAAGTCGATCGACCCGGAGCGGCTGCACGCGGCCCATTTCACCTGCGAGGCCTGCGGATCGGTGATCGGGCACGAGCACAAGGAGCAGATGCTCAAGCGCGGCTGTTGGGTGGCGGCGAATCCGCATGGCGACCATCCAGGGTTTCATCTGTGGCGCGCCTATGCGCCGCAGCGGGACTGGGCCTCGATCGCGGTCGAATATGCACAGGTGATGGGCTGGACCGGAGTGCAGATGGGCGGCAGCACCGAGGCCGCCCTGGCCAAGGTGGTGGAGGCCGAGACCGAGCAGACGTTCTGGAACGAAGTTCTGGGTCTGCCCTACGAGCAGGCCAGCGCCGGGCCAGACTGGCAGATGCTGCGCGACCGGGTCGAGCACGCGCCGGAGGGAGAGGTGTTGCCGCTGGGGATCGTCCCGGCGCAAGGCGTGATCCTGACGGCCGGCGTCGACTGCCAGCTGGACCGGACCGAGGTGCATGTGGTGGCGTTCGGGCGCAACTACCGGCGTTGGGCGATCGACTACCGGGTGATCCCGCATCACATCGGCAGCGAGGAGTGCCGGGCGGCACTGAACGCGCTGTTGAAGGCAACATGGAAGACCGAGCGCGGGTTGCCCTTGCCTCTCGACATGATGGCGATCGATGTCGGCACCTACCGCGATGCGGTCTGGGACTATGGCAAGACGCATCCGTGGAACCGGGTCATCCTGGTCAAGGGCGCCTCGACCCAGAACGGGCCGATCATGGCGCCGATGCAGTTCGAGCGGCGCAAGGACGGTCGGGCACTGAAGTCGCAGAAGCGGGCGTTCCTGTTGAACGTGAGCCAGATGAAGGGCGACTTCTACGCCTGGTTGGCGAAGGACGATCCGCTGGACCGCGGCTATGTCAGCATCGCCCAGGGCCTCGGCGATGAGTGGTTCCGTCAGATCAGCTCGGAGGTCCGGGTGTTGAAGCGGTCGCGGTCCGGCGTCGTCACCAGTTCGTGGGAACTGGCCGAGCCGTCGCGGCGAAACGAGGGCCTCGACACGATGAACTATGCCGAGGCGGCAGCACGGCGGAAGGGCTGGGCGTCGATGACGGATGCGGAATGGGCGGTGCTGGACGGCCAGCGATCCGCGGCGCCGGACGACGCGCAGGCTGACCTCTTCGACGCCAGCCTGCCGGTAGTGCCGAAGGTCGCGCCCAGCGGCAGGGCGACGGCGGCAGCAGACAGGGCCAGCGGCGATGCTGCCGGATGGATCGCGGATCGGAAGGACTGGATATGAGCTATTCGCAGGCCCAGCTCGACGCGTTGCGCGCGGCCGCTGCCAGCGGCACGACGCGGGTGACCTATGACGGCAAGACCGTCGAATACCGGTCGCTGGCGGAGCTGTTGCAGATGATCCGGGTGGTCGAGGGCGTGATCGGGGCGCCGGTGCGATCGAGCCATGTCAACCCGGTCTACCAGCGCTTCGCTCCGCCGGATTGCCGGGACTGATGGCGATGAACATTCTCGATCGAGCCCTGCGCCAGATCGCCCCGGGGATGGCGTTGTCGCGCGTCCGGAACCGGCAGGCGCTGGACGTGATGGCGATGCACTATCAGGCCAGCGAGGCCGGCAGCCGGGCGTCGTCATGGCGGGTCAACCGTAGCGATGCAGACGGCGCGGCGCGGTCGCGCGACCGGCTGGCCGCGATCGCGCGGGACATGATCCGCAACACGCCGCTGGCGCTCAGGGCGCAACAGGTGATCGCCTCGAACGCCGTTGGCGACGGCATCATCCCGAAGGTGATGAGCAATAGCGCCGCAGTGCGCGAAGAGCTGCTGGCGCTGATCGAGGCGCATTTCGACACGACGGCGATCGATGCCGATGGCCGCACCACGCTTTACGGATTGCAGCGGCTGGCGCTGAATACGGTGGTGGACTCGGGAGAAGTGCTGATCCGCCGACGCCGGCGGCTGCGCAGCGACGGGTTACCGCTGCCGTTCCAGATTCAGGTGCTGGAACCGGACTATCTGGACCGAAGCCATGATGGAACCTCGGCGGACGGCCGCACGATCCGCGAGGGCATCGAATATGACGCGATCGGCCGGCGCGCTGCCTATCACCTGCTGGGCGACCATCCGGGCTCGCGGCGCTGGACCGGGTCGCGGCGCAACACGCGCCGCGTCGATGCGTCCGAAATCCTGCACATCTATCGCCAGGACCGCCCCGGCCAGATGCGCGGCGTAAGCTGGTTCGCACCGATCGCGCTGTCCTTGCAGGACCTGGCCGACCATCAGGATGCGCAGTTGATGCGGCAGAAGATCGCCGCCTGTTTCACGGCGTTCCGGGTGGCGCCAGATGCCGAGCCGGTCGACACCAAGGACCCGGGCGGGCTGTCGACGCTGGTGCCGGGCCGGATCCAGAACCTGGCGCCGGGCGAGGATATCCGGTTCTCGGCCCCGCCCGGAGTTCAAGGCTATGGCGAGTTCACGCGGTCGGTGCTGCTGAGCGTCGCCGCCGGCATGGGAATCACCTACGAGGCGCTGACCGGCGATCTGTCGAACGTCAACTTCTCGTCCGGCCGCATGGGCCGGATGGAGATGGACCGGAATATCACCGCCTGGCAGTGGCTGATGCTGATCCCGCAGATGATGCAGCCGATAGGCCAGTGGATGCTGGACGCCTGGCGGATCGAGAGCCCGCGCCGCGCCGCCGAGGCCCGGATCGACTGGGTGCCGCCGAACCGGATGATGGTCGACCCGAACCGTGAGCTGTCGGCGCTTCGTGACAAAGTCCGCTCTGGCTTTGCCAGCCGGTCCTCGGTGATCCGCGAGCTTGGCTACGATCCAGAGCGGGTGCTGGCTGAACAGCGTGCCGACGCGTTTGCCGCCGACCTGGCCGAGCTGATCTTCGACACCGACCCCCGCAAAGTATCCCTCTCCGGGGTGCGGCAGGACGACAACGCTGGAGGAAGCGGACAATGAGCAAATCGGGCAAGGACCTGATCCGGAACGGCGAGATGATCCTCAGCGGCGAGGTGATGCTGGACGAGTATGCTGCGTGGATGTGGGACGATGACGTCTATTTTACCCCGGCGATGGTGCGCGCGGCGTTGGCCGAGCTGGGCGAAGGCGAGGTGGTTGCGCGGATCAACTCGGGCGGCGGCCAGGTCTGGGCCGGCGAGGCGATCCGGTCGATCCTCGCCGGGCATCCCGGCGGCGTGAGGATGATCGTCGAGGGCATCGCGGCCTCGTCGGCGTCGCTCCTGCTGATGGGTGCAGCCCACCGCGAAATGACCGCAGGCGCGCTCCTGATGATCCACGATCCGTCTGGCATCGTGCTGGGCACCGAGGACGACATGCGATCGGCCGCCGATGGCCTTGGTGTCGCGGCCGATACCTATGCCGCCGTCTATGCCGCCGCGTCCGGCAAGTCCGCCGAGGAGGTGCGGCGGATCATGAAGGCCGAGACCTGGTATTCGCCACAGGGCGCGGTCGAGGCAGGGTTCGCCGATGCCGTGCTCGACATGGCCGGGGCGCCGCCGCCTGACAAGACCCCTGACGACATTCCCGCGCCCGCATTGATCGCGGCACGGGCGGCGGTGGATGCCGCCGCTACCCGGCTGCGGATGCGGCTGAAGACATCTGCGGACCGAGCCGCGCGGCCCGGTCGACCCACCGCTGACGGGACTTCTCCCGCCGGCCAATCGACAAAGGAGAGTTCCATGTCGA